ATCGCTCGCTGCTTCGATTAGAGACTCTTTAGCTTCTTCATAGTCATACTGCTTATCTTCAATGAGATCGTCCAGTACAACGGAAACTAGAGCCTCTGGTGTGCTTCTTTGTAGTCCTTCTGCATAGGCATTATTGAATTGGTCTACTTGTTGTTGTGTTAGCTTATACTTCTCACCTGTGTTCTTGTTATAAATAATAGTATTACCAGCCTCCATAGACCAAGCGGTAAAGTCACCGAAGTCATACAGTCCACTATTAATAGTATTATTTATGTCTGAAATGCTGTTTACCAAGGATGCCGTGTCGTATTGGCTTTGGCTTCTTGCTTCGCTTGATAACAGGAAGATCAGGGACAATGCTAGGGTGTTCCTTATAATATTTAATTGCTGCATCACCGATTAGTCCTCCTATCGGGCATGGGGTTTTTGCGTTTAACATCGCATGAAATACTCTAGGGTCATTACACAAAACACTAGTAGCAGCAACCTTAAGACCTAGTTGTTCTAACTGTCTAGATAGCTTTAGCATCTCACATACCTCATCTCTAGTGGATGAACCGTAAGACACACCTATCTGTAATGTTTGAACACCTCGTCCATTAGATACAACACATATATCTTGGTTGTATACTGGGGATGCTGCACCTACTGCTGTGGGTACTGGTGTACCTTCTTGACTTACTACAGTGCTAGTTGTCGTTGTTATAGTCTCTGCTTGTGTATTGTTACTAAAGTCACCCTGATTTGCATCATTAGCAAGTACAGGGGAACTTAACAACACAAGTATTATTAGTTTTTTTATGTCCATGTGTTAGCTCTTGCTGGTGAATTGATGTTGTAACCGTTAACAAACTTGTCTAACTCATTCATCAACAGCTCTTCCTTACGTTCTTTCATCTCCATGTCTACATCAGCAGCCATCTGTTCTACCCAATAGGCTACACCCATCGCTAGTGCATCTAATCTATCGTCATGGGCTAAAGCACCACGCTGTTTAGTGACACGAGTCATTTGGTATGTAAGCATATATCTCTGAGCTTTCTCAGGGGGATGATGCTGTACGCTATCGTAATCCTTTTGGATAACTTTAGGGTCTATGATGAGCTTATGTTGATTCATAACAGGCTCAAGAGTATCAATTATACGTAACTCTTTCTGCTTACTATGTCGTACCTCTTCTGTAGTCACAGGGTATATCTTTTTCAAGAAAGGTTTAAGTAGTTCTGTAAACATACCGTCACCAAAGTTGCTCTCTACTAAGACAACATTAACTTTATGTTCCTTCGCTATGTTACATAACTTCGTTAGCGTAGTTTCACTATAGCCACCCTGTATGCCAGCACAATCTGCTACATATAAGTAACCATTAAGCATCTTAACAACAGCATAGGCTGTCTCATCCTGACCTCTACCAGAGGGGTCAATCACAAGTACCGAACCATCGTAGTCTACGTAGTCTCCTATCGTGGCTTCTGGGGCAAAGTATTTGTCACCCCCTAGCCCTACGTTAGGTAACTCCTTAATCTCCTTCATAACGCCATAGACGAGCTTCTCAGGTGCTTTATCCTTATCAATCGACATCACCATTAAGTCAGATAACTTCAATGGGTATCTATCGGTGTCAGATAAGCTTGTGTCTAACATAAACTGTAAAGCAAACCCTGAGCGACCATAAGATAGCTCTCGTTCCATCAAGTCCTCATCATCAAACCTCAGAGGATCTACTGGATTGCCGTCTAACGGACTTTCTGCTTCGTGCATAGCATCCCAAAGGGTAGGTGCTAAACGATTCCCATACGCCTTCTCTGCGTCCTCTATGGAGGGGTAACGTGCTGTCCATATCCTCATCTTATATCCACGTTCTGTGAGTGTATTATAAAGACTCATCTCACACTGTGGTGTTCCAAGATACAGGATTTTACCTTCAGGTTTAAGTACCGCATCAAACTCCTTAACGGCTTCACTTAACTTCTCTCTCATCATCTGTGTCATTGAGTTATTAGGTACTTCAATGTCATCAGCAATGATTATGTCTGCCCGACTGCCCGTTAGCTGTCCAGTAATCCCGACAGACTTAACTGAGGGACTACCAGACGCTAAAGCGGGTCTTACATCAAACGCAATCTTGCTCCACCTTTGCTCACTTGTAGCTATGAGATGTTGGCATATTGGGAGTTCCAAGATTAGACGTTGTGTGAATGTCGAAAAATCGTCAGCTCTCTGTTTTGATGCTGACACTACCATGAACTTCTTTTGTGGATCGAGAAGTAATTGGTGTACGACAAATGCTGCTGTAATGTAGGACTTACCTACACCACGAAATGCTTCAATGATTGCTCTACGAGGGCAGTTCTGTATGTAGTCTGCCATATCGTATTGGACAGGAGTGGGATCAGGCAAGTTTAGATGCTTCCACACTATATACATAAAGTTACGGAAGTCTTTTAGTTGCTCTGGCATCTTTTCCATATTGTCACCATTTAACTTTGTTAGCCCAGTATGCTGCTGAGGATTTACCCTTAGCTATGTTCTTTGCGTGTCGAGCCTTAAAAGATTTACGCTGTTTAGCGTTTTGATTAGTCTTTGCACCTTGCTCACCAAATCTAATAATCTTTTCTTTGCCGTTAACTTTTGTTTTGACAATGTGTGATTTGGTTTTGTGGCTGGGGGTGCGTTTAGGTTGGTTGATCTTTAAGTTATCAAAAGCACCCATACTATTTATCCTTCTTCTTAAAACCTATCTTAAGTTTAGCGTAAGCTTTAGGAGATATGGTTGAGTTCTTCTTAGATCGGCTAGTACCTTTCTTCTTCCTAGCGTTAATGTTTGCGTATAAACCTCTAGCCATTTCTGCTCCTATTCTGCTTTTTACTAGTAATGCGTAAGTTGTTAATTGAGTTATCGTTAGGGTTACGGTTCACATGATCTACATCTTTCCCCGCTACCGCAGCTTTACCCCTAGATTTAATCATTAAACGTCTAGCTTTGTTTCTATTGCTGCGTTTCTTACGTTGCTCAGGCTTACTGTGGTAATTAGCGTACTCTTTTGTATAGTTTCTCAATGTGACATCTCCTCAAACGGTAATGCCTCCAATAAGTTAGCCATTGGTGACTCTGTAGTGATTACTTCAAGACAAGCTCCGTTGTCCTTAAGAAACTTTGTTGCAACTGACAACTCAGAAGCAGATGCTTCACCAGACTTAACCTTTGCAAGTAAATCTTTAGCAACACCTTCGTGTAATTCGTCTAATATTTTTCTATCCATTAGTAACTCCAAACTACGGGCGTAGAAGTTCTAATATCAACGTGAATAAACGTCTTAGCAACGCCTATCCCAGTGAAGCCCATCTTCATGGCTTCCGATATGATCTTATACTTCTCAGCTCCGTTATTAACTTTGATGTCTGCGGCAATTCCCTGTCCGTGTGTTCCAGCTTTAGCTTTCCTAGCTTCGATAGGGTGTCCTTCAGGGTCTCTATACCCACTTGTAACAATAAACGGGAAACCGCAAGCGTGTCGAAGATCGTCTAGCTTATCTAGGAACTCTTCGGACATTTCGTTGTTACTTGTAAAAGAGCAATCAAAATCTTCTATTTTAAAATATCTCACTTACCTACTCCTTTAACTCGTTCCATTGTACGTAGACCACCAAGACCAAGCATACCCATTAGTACAGGTAACATGGTTGATGTATCTGCTTGTGGTACAACAACGCCAAAGGGTGCTGCAAGTGGACTAATAAGAAAGTTTACGGCAAACCCTAACACACATACCCAAGCCGTTGCAGGTCTCCACGAAGACTGAAACCAATTCCCTTTGGCTTCTGCTTTATTAACTTCGATTTGAGCTAGAGCAATTTGTTGAGCGTGTTTCTCCGACATCGTAGCAATTTCATGTGCTATCTTTTGTTTTGTATCTGCATCGGGGATAAACTTATCTAGCAACCCTGTTACAGGTGCTATTAATTGCTGTATCATATTATACTCCTACTAATTTAAATAAGCTTCCTAGTCCCATAGATTGACCCCACCAAACAACAGCACCACCCACAACTAACCACTTGATTTGTAGCAGGGTGCGGTTGATGCTATCCAGCATCCCTCTAAGCTCATTGGCGTTAGCCGTAAGCATCTTAAGTTGTTCGTCCTGTAGATCCACTCGCCATTCCAAGCGTTCTACTTGTTGTTTTATCTGTTCCATTAGTTATCCTTTAAATTACAAAATATTTAATACCTATGCCCGCACCTTCACCATCAAAGTTAGCGTTAGCTCCTTGATTACCATAAGTAAAAGCACCACTATCTACCCCACCATTTAAGCGTATAGTACAATTTGTAGCATAAGCCGCAGGAATTGGATAAACAGTAAAAGCAGAAATATGAACGATACTGTTTGTATCTTGATTGACATCGCTATAAGCACCATGTCCTTGTCTGCTGGCACTTAAAGTAGTTGTTGATGAGCCATTGTTTAATTGTATTCTTAAAATTGCTGTATTAGCGGTGTTTGCATTTTCAGAAATGGCTGTTTGACCATAAACAATTAAATAATTTCCTTCGTAATTTGTTAAATTTATAGAATCAGAAGTAATCATATTGACACCACTTCCTGTGCCTGTACTCCCATCACCTGTTTTTTCTCCACCAAGTTTAACACCCCCAACACCCGCAAGGAGTGCTGAAGGAATAGTACCAGTATTGTCTAAGTTAGCTGGTGTTAAGCTTGTTAAAGCAGAGCCATCAAGTGCTTCGATGACTCCGTTTGCTTTTGTTACAAAGTTTGTGGTATCTACACCACCGCCTGTGGCAATATCTCTTGCCTTTGTCATTAGGATTACTCCTCGATAACCTCTTCTTCAGGTTCGTCATCAGTAAGTGAATCTTTAAGAGACCCAGCGTAAGCGTCTAAAAGCACATTAAGTTCTTGCGCTCTCATTTGTAGCTCAGATAAATCTAGTCTCAATGAGTTGATACGTTGAACCTGAGCGAGTTGTTCCCCGCTCAAGTCCTCTTCCGTGTATGTCTTATCTCCGATTGTAATCATTACCAAGGTGTCCCTACAGTTACAGACGGAGTAGCTTGTTCAGCTAAGTCTGCGTCTAGTGAAGCCTCAAGAGCTTCAGTGTCTAACGACTCTGTAACCCATGCGGTTACGTCAGCTTCGGTTAAGCTGTCATAAGCTGTATAACCATCTGCATCTGCATCAGGAGTAAATCCTACAGTGCCGTATGAAGTAGCTACGTTTTCACCAGAGGCTTTGCTTACTTGCCAATGTGCTACGATAACGCCACCGTCTGTGTTGCTTTCTAAAGTTGAGATTGTAAAGTTCATTGTTTGCTCCGAGTTAATCTTAATTTATTTTTCCACCCAAGAAGTCCAACTTCCTGAGCCTGTTACATTATTGTTATATCTGGTAAATATTTTACCTACAAGGGTGGTTGCTGTTTGAGTGCAATATACATTTGAAGAACCTGTGTTGATTGTTACAGCTTTTACAAAATACCAGCTTTCTCCATTAGGGCTGTTGCTTGGCTCATAATTAGAAACACCTTCAATAATAACAGCGTCTCCACTGCCCCAAACGTCATTAAAATCAGTAAACCTATTGCCTTTACGCCCTACTGAACCATCTACAGTTACAGTTGTTGCTGCCTTAGAGCCGCCTGTAAATTGGCTAGTAGTGCCCACCAACAGGTTGCCTGATGAGTCTATTCTTGCTGCTTCAGAGCCGCCATTATTGAAAGTAATTACATCAGAACCTGGAAAATTGATTGAAGTATTAGTGTCATTCTGACCTGCAATGAATGACGCATAAGCACCTGCTGATAGGTAGAGGTCTTTGAAGCGTCTTGTACCAGAGCCTAAATTAAACAAAGCATCACTATCTGCGTTGAATGGTCTAAATGCTTCTGAGCCACCCGCATTACTCATGGCAAGTCTAGTAGTTGTACCACTAGTATTTGAGCCTTCAAGTATTAAAGCAGAACCGTTACTAGGAGTATCTATAACTAAACTACTAGTTTCAGTACCAATAGACCCTACAGGTGCGCCGTCTTTGCGGATAGATATTACTTCGCCATCAGTGCTGAGACGGTTTGCGTATATTGGAGTTGAACCATTTCTAGCAACTGTTAAATATCCAACAGAGCCTAGAGCAATACCTGTAGAACTTCCTGCATTACCAGTGTCGCTATCA